CCACTGACATATCTGGCTCGGGGGTTGCGTATGTAGACATCCACATGGTCAAGTGCCGAGATCTCGTTATTGGTAAACACAGCAAGATTGTCTCTTGCTTGCTGAAGTCTCAAACTGCTGTTTCCGTTTTTCTGAATTAGATAAACCCATTGATTGTGAAGTGGTATCTCTACCACTTCACATAGATCTGGAAACAACTCTGTGTCCAGAGCAGTTCGCATTACTTCTGTTGACGTGCGCGGATCATGGCCAAAATATCTTCGGCCTTTTGCCCACTAGCGGCAGGTTTTGCCACTGGAGCAGTTGGTGCTGGTGCATCTTCTTCGTCAAAGTCGCTGACCGGAGCAGCTACTTTGAGTGCTGGCTTTGCCGCTACTTCATGCACATCATTGTGTCCATCCACCGCCACAGCAGAACTACCAGCAGGTGCACTGAGTCCAGCAGGACGGAAGTACTGACCCCAACGTTCGTTGTCGTATGGCTGGCCATCAACTGATGCTTCAAACATCTCTTTGATCACTTTCAACTCAACATCAGAGGGCTTCTTGGGCAAGAATGTGCTCAAGTCAAACAAACCATGTGCATCAACTGCGGCCTGTTCTGCTTCGGTTAGTGCAGACTCTTTACGAGCCCACTTTGATCCATTGTAGTCAGCAAAACCGCCCTTGGCACCTTTTGAAATACGGAAGTCCAGGCCACGCACATAGTCTGTTGGCAATTCTTCCAGTTCAGGATCCATCAAGGCTCCTTTGATAGTTGTGAAGATTTGTGGACCAATGATGAATCGACGAATCGGATTCTCTGGTGACTTGTCATCACTCAGTGGGTTCTCACGCACAAAGCCTTGGAAGATGTAACTGCGTTTCTTCCAATACTTACGACCCATGTCTTCAAGGCTCTTGTCCTTGAACCAGTTGCGTACTTCTGCTAGGATTGGACACGCCTCGCCCCACATTTCCACGCAAGGTACTTGTACCATGACTTGTTTGGATTCCATCTCTCCTTTGATGCCATTGAAAGGCAAACGAATCATTGCTCGTTCTTGCCAAAAGAAAGTGTTTTTTGTGTTACCGTCTGGGAGGAAACGTAGTGTGGCCGATTGACCTTCTTCCATGTTCCAGTGCGGGTAAATTGAATTATCTCCGCGTTCGGTGGATGATCCACCTTGTTTTGATTCCGCTGCCTGTAGTCTTGCTCTGATTTCTGATAATGATGCCATAGTTTTTCTCCTTAATAAGTTGCCTATGTGTGTTGCCTATCTAAGTTACTTAGATCTAATGTTGCCTGTGCCACAAAAGAAAAAGCGCAAACACAATAGTATTATATGCGCTTTAGTCTGCTGTGTCAAATTTATTTATGATCAAGTTGTTCTAAACTAATAATATCATAAGGCTTTTGACGAAGTTGTTCATGGTTGTGGGCAAACACATCAATGTTGGCAATGAATAGATTGTGTAGGCGTTCCATGTCAGATGCCAACTTGCACAGGCAATCAATATAGGCATGAAACCTGGGTTCTGGTTGCACTATGTGGGTATCCTGATTTTTTTCGATATCGGGTATGTCATCCCAACTGTAATCTACCCCAACAGGCAGTTTCCATCCATCATTCACAAGAGTACGATAAAAATGTCTTGGACCAAAATTTATCACAAATCTTCCTTGTATCAAATGATCATAGGTTTTTTCTGTGTAAAGTACAGCCGGGCCTAGACACAATGATTCAACTTGTGCTGATATGTATGTGTTATCAAAATATTTTCTTGCCGGTGGTGTTGCCGTTAACTGTGATAGATCGACAATATTGGTATCACTGGGCAAACTTGTACCGGTATCTTGTCCGCTATGATAGCCCGAAAGATATTTTATTTGATCGTATAAATGTTGTTTAATTCTCCAGTTATTTTTGCCATACAAAGAAAGTACAGCACCCGGGCGTCTAGCTGTTTCTATAGGCCAATGATTGTAGTTTTCGGCGGCTGACTGTTTCCATGATGTGTGCTTGTCAAGATATGCAGATTTGGTTCTATTCCAGATGTAATCAAAATGCAAAATATTGTTTACACCAGGTATAGGTGTTTTGCAGGCTGTCAATAGCACCGTTGGTATAAGTTTTTGATAATGCTTAACTAGCTCAAGGCGAGAATGCTCAAGTGTTGGCTGAGCATGATATATATCATAAAATACTAATTTCTTAACCAAATGAGATTTTACATAACGTTTAAGTATTTTATAATCAGCCCGCCAAAAGTTGACCCACAATTCGTGTGATTGTTGATTTTGAACTATGGGTAACCATTTAGAGATTCGAAAAATTCCAGGGCCACTGTCTGGTAATAGTGCTACCTCATGCATACCTATTGTTGACGTATTATTTGATCAAAGCCAAGGATTTTATTCTTGCCAGCACAGCATCGCCTTCACCAATAACAGGAGCCATGCCGCCTGCTACTGTGCCCATTTCATACATGCCACCACATTCGGCTAGACCGTGTTCTGGGCAGTATTCGCCTTCCATTGTGCTGTTGCAAGATCCTTCATGGACTGCAGGGGCGTCAAACCCGCTCATGACTTCAAATGTGTTGAGCACGTCAGCTTCAGGCATGATCATGCCGCTGTTGCTTTCCGCAACGCCAAGTTCATCTGCCAGGCGGTCGCTGATCCAGTTGTAAGGATCACCAGTTCTGGCTTTCATTGTGCCATAAGGCATTTCACCATTGTCGCTGTAGTAGTCATACAAGGCATGATACAAGTCGTCGTCAAGGTCACCGTTGGCTTCGAAGTTTTTGACTTCGTGTTTAAAACGGTTTAAAATGTGTTCAAGTGTTTCGCCTGCAGAGTCCATCAAACGGCTTTCGGTGAATTTATCAAAGGCTGCACCACCTGCAGACAACAAGGCAGCTTTGAGTATTGGCACACCAGCTGCTTTTCGCATGGTATCAAGTGTGCTTTCAAATGTAGCCAGGTTGTCACCTTCCGCTACGGGCTGTTGTGGCGCAGGGTTGGGTGGCACGGCTGCTGCCACAGGAGCAGTTGCGCCTGTTGGTGGTTCAGCAGGATTGCCCGGGGCTGTGGGTTCAGGCATTTCAACACCCAGTTCGGCCAAGCGGTTCATGACTTCTGTGTCGTTCCAGCAGTTGGCTCTGGGATCTTGATCAGCCAGAGCATGCAAGCGATCAAACAGTTCATCGTCACCTACCAAGTCGTACAGTTGCTCTGTTGCATTGGTAGCATCAGGACCAACAATAAGTTCTTTGGTCATGAGTGTTTTGAGTTTGTCCAACTGCTCAGGAGTTTCTGGCAGGGTCCATGTGCCTTCTGCTAGATTGTTAATCCAGTTTTCAAAAATATCTGCTTCTTTCATATCTTGTCCTCTTTGCTGAATCTTGGCCAGCAGTGGTAATGCCGCTTCAATACGGCTGTCTATACTCTGTTCGATAAACAGAGTCTTGATGTTGTCAACAACACCTTCTTGTTCGTTTATGGTAGCAGGATGCCACGATTCAAAATATTTTGCGTAGCCACGACCTGAGGCCATGTGCTTTAGGTTTTCACGTAGGGTTTGATAATAAACCTGTGCTTCTGTTACCAACTCTTGTGTGACACCTTCCAAGATGCGATTTGCACTTGCTCTGTTGAAACGGCTCAGCACAGCAATTTCATTTACTGTTTCTGAGATGTGGCATCCGCGAATATCGTAGGGCTTGCCGCCTTGGCGCACATGTTCCAACATAGCTCTAGCACCTGACAGGCTCTTGAAACCCAGTTTGAACTTTTCACCTTCGGCTGTTTCGATAAACATTCGATCAATGTGGCGATAACGTGCATCACCTTCACCTAAGGGTTGGCTGTGTACAATTTGCAGTCTGGCTTGTGTAGGCTCACCTGCATAACTGACTTTACGTGTACCGTAGTAGCCTTCAAACAAGCCCTCTTGAATGGCTGCCATGCCTTGCATGGTGTGTTTGAGTTGATTGATGTCTGCTATGCTGTGTGTCCAACGATTGCTGGTGGCTTTTTGGTTCAAGTGCTGTAGGAAATCAAAGAACTCTGACTTGTCATCACCTTCCATGGTACGACCCAGATTGTCCCCGTACATGATCTTCATCTCATTGTCGCTATCCAGCACAATAACCATTGTGCCGTAGTTCTTGCCTGCACCAGAAATGTAATCAAATGTAAACGTTTTGGCATCTTCTGCATTGGAGGGTTTGCCCATTCGGTCCAGCATTTCGGGGTGGAAATTGCGTGTGGCCAGTAGATCCAGCAGTTGTTGTGATATAGAGTTCGTTGTTGCCATGGTAGTATATTTAGCGCATCATTGCAATGAACGGGAATGGTTCGATTATGTTGTCTGTGTGGTCTTTTAGGTAGGAATTTAGGTCTGCGTGATAGGTTTGTAACAACATCAGCATACGAGTGGCAAGTAATCCTGCCATCACAAGATCATCTGTTTCCCCAGGTTTAGCTGAGTAACTAGCACCAGCAGCCACAAATGTTTTTAGTTCGGTGATCAAGGGCTTTGAGTAGATTTTCATACGCCCAGATTCTATTAGAATTTTGAACTTGTTGCAGGCTACAATTTTGTTCTTGTGCGTAGTATTAAACCCTTTGCGGATTCTGCGCCCGTTTGAACTTTGCACTGAGTTGTCGCTGAGGAAATATCCCGGGATATTTTCTTCCCCGTACTCTGCAATGGAGATCAAGGCTGCTTCACCCAGGGTGTTGTTTTCCACTGAGTAATAGATCTTCTTCTCGTCCTTGACCACTGCGTGTATTTCCTTGATCACATCTGCCAGTATCTTGACCTGCGTGGGCACATCGGTTTTGTTATGGCGCCATTCGGCCACTTGTTCTGTGGTTTCAGCTTCAAACACCTGTATGGCCGAGGGATCACCACCTGTGCCTAAACTTGGGTCAAGTGCCACAATGTACATTTTGTCTCGGTCAATGGGGCGATACCAACGTACTTGTCCAGTTTTGTGAGTAGGGTCTACACCTTCCATTTCCAACAGTTTGATAGGAGCAATCAGTGTTTCATCATTGATCACAAAGTCACAATCCATTTCACGACGGAAACGTTCATCACCCAGTTGACTGCGTTGTTCTTCAGCCCACTTGTCATCACGGTCTGGATGCTCGCGCCAGAAAGCACGAAACGCTTTAAAGCCATTGATGCCAAGTCCGCTGGGTCTTGGATTGCCAAATTCGTCTTCGATCTTGTTGGCACCTTTCCAGATGTAGGCAAACTGATCCTCATCTGAGTTGGGAGTACTTGTGATAATTGCTTTACCACCTGTGCTCAGTGTGGGTGTGATAGAAGTCCAGAACTCTTTGGCAATTGTGGGCCTCACAAACGCAAACTCGTCTAGATACAGCAAGGTAATACTCATACCACGACCGGTATTTTCAGTTGTTGTTTGACTAACAATACGTGATCCATTGTCAAACTCTAGCGAACCTTTGTTATAACTGGTGGCACCTGCTCTGATATGATTAGGACACAGTTCATACGCATAACGAATACGTTGCATGATCTCTTGTGCACCTAGATATTTGTGTGCGGCAATAAGAATAGTAGCATCAGGTACAAACATAGCATACCACAACAAGTAACCTGCGGCTGATGTTGACTTGCCTGTTTGGCGTGGCATTAGCGAGATTGAGAAACGATTGTTGTGATAATTTTCAATTAGTCGTTGTTGATATTCAAATGGATGATACAACATCTTGCCACGAACAGGATGTTGGATATGAAAAAAGTTGTCCATGAAGTACATGGGCCCAGTTGCAGGATCTGCACACCGGGCAAAGTCTTCAAGTTCTTGTTCAGTGAATGTTTCTTTGCGGTGTGGTGCTTTGACCAACACAGTATCAAGCGTGTTTTTTGCGCCAATCATCTCAACATCCTTTAAAGTTGTTAAACCATACTATTTGCACAGAAACTCCAATTCAGGCCACAGTCGCACAAACTCTCCCAATTTGTCAGGATGATACCGGTGTTCAATATCATAGATGTGTTTCCAGAACGCGATATCCACATCGGACACTTTGACAATATCCATACGCTCTGCATAGATTTTTAAGGCCTGATCAAAGAACACACGTTCAGAATCTGTCACAAGATTATGATCATATACGTATTCAATTTCTTGGGAAGCAAGTTCAGCTACGCCAGCGCCGTGTAGAAATGGATCTAGAGGCTTGGGTTGAAACAAGTTTTGCCACAAGATGGTTGTGTCTGTTTCCTGGGCAAATTGTTTAAGTTCACGCAAGCGTGTGGCATTGTAGATGTTGTACACAGCATGAATGCCGCCCCAGTGACCATTGTTTTTCATTAGGTCTTTGACTACGGCTATGTTGTTTTGTACTGTTGCCCAAGAACCGCCGTGGCGAACATACTCAAAACGTTCTCCCACATTGTCAAAACTCATTGACCAACCAACTTTCGTACGTTGTGCCAGTTTCTGGAAGATTTTGTTTTTGGCTAAATCCACATTCATATTAGTTATCAGTGTGACAATGGCTGTGTCTGGGATGACATCCAGCAAGCGTTCGTTCTCTGGCAACAACAAGGGCTCGCCGCCTACTAAGGCCACTTCATGTATGTGTGCATGGTGCTGTTCGATGAAGTCACATACCTGTTCATAGTAGGACCGTGTTCCGGACTGAAATGTTATGCCTTTAATGCTGGCCCATTTGCTTGAACAAGATGGTCCGCAATAGTTACAACTCAAGTTACAGGTTGTGTTCCAACGCACATCCACAATCACAGGATAATGATAGTTATCACCTGCTCGGGCATAATCAAAGTCAGGATTAACACGATTGTGCCAGGCACGTTCTGAGTCTGCTCCAAGACGTTCTGCTTGCACACAATTAGAACAGTATTCGTGTGCTTGTCCTTGTGCAAGACTGGCTCGCACTTCAGCCATTGTGCTGTTGTTTAAAACTTCCGTAATTGTGTTTGAATTGAGATTGCCCAGCATGTTGGGGTTGCCAGCACAACAGGTTTTGACATCGCCTCGGGGGTTGATGTGCAGTCCGCGCCAGGGAGCCGCACAATAAAAATTGTTCATGCTGTATTTACAGCAGGGTCACTCGTACATCACAGTATCTGAGTCGCCCAGCCGCCATTTAGGATTGGTTTCAACCACCCACTTTTTAGTAGCCACCTTGAAGTCTGGATGCAGCATTTCCTTGGGATTTGAGGCAGCATCTAAGAATATACAGCGATTGTTGGGCTGGGCAGCATACTGTCCGTTGTCCAGCTGAATAAAGTTGAAACTCTTGTGATCCTCGGGCCATTCTGAATAGGTAGTGTCTATAATGTTCATGTCAGGTGCAGCATTGTCTACGGTGAACAAGTAGTTGCCTTGATACAATTCCTGGTTCTTGGCATAGAACTTGCAACTGAGATTGCGTAGGAATGCTTTCTGAATCACAGCTATATCGTAACTGAAACAGTCCCAGATCTGTAGTGTATCTAGGTTTAGAAACTTGTCTGGTTCTAGATCGTCTTTTCTACTGACATAGGCATGTAGTGGCAATTTGTCATAGAGAGCACCATAGCGTGGCAAGTAGGCTTCTATACGAAATGCCTGACTGCGTAGACTTTTGATAGACACCCAGATACAGGGTTCGTATTCACCATGACCTTGCTTGAAGTCATACAAAAACTCCCTTCTCACAAAACAATGCACTGGAGGAAGATTGGCTACAAGAAAACTCATGTGTATTAGATTAAGATATTATTGGCACCAAGATGTTTTGGCTTCGCCGTAGTATTCACGGGCAAATCCATTGGCAATCAGCTGCTGGCGTAGACTGACACCGTTCAGCAGGACATCACCCAGCACACGACCACCATACTTGTCCCAGTCCATGAGCACAACTTGTCGCTGTTGACTGGCAGCAATCATCTGTTTGGTAAAGGCCGAGGCTGCTTCGCCGCGCTGTGCTTCACTAGGGCATTGAGCGCGGAATCCTTTTTCAGGAGTGTCCACACCAAACACTCTGATTGAAAGTTCTTTTTTGAGTGGAGCAGGCAAGAAGTCTGCTTGAAAAGCCACTGTGTCACCGTCAATCACTCTAGTGATCACAGCGTCATATGTAATGCCAGGCTTTTGTTTGGGTTGTGCTAGTACTAGACAAGGTACGATGAGTAAGAGTAGTAGTAGTTTTTTCATGTTATGCTATTTGATAGGTACCTGAGATATCAAAGTGTGCTCCGGCTTGCCAAGCACCGGTGGCGGGAGTGTTGAATTTCCAGACCAGGTCTGTGGTGCTGCCAGAATAATACAGGTTCATTACTGTGTTGCTGATTGGGGCATCACAAATACCAGCAATGTGATACTGAGCCGGAGAACCAGCTCCGGCTGTTTGATGTAGTGTGCCGCCAGCAAGTCTAAAAGTATTCACCGCAGGAACTGGCAAAGTAATTTGATAGCCCAAAGTGCCAAAGTTAGTGACCCCCGTGAAATCAAAATAAATGTGTATAAACATCAGCGGACCCATCCGTATATAATTGGCTGTGGCGGTGCCGCCAGCAAATGTGCCTGATCCGTCAGTCCATTGTGGATTGAATGTTGTGGCGGTAGTGACTCCAGTGCCGTATGCTACTAAATTTAAATTGCCGTTGGTGTTGCCAACATAAACATTTTGTGTGAGTTGATCAACCACAAGTTCACTGGGTCTAGCAACGCCATTGTAGTCACCAATGGT